AAAAACCTTCAGTAGCATATAAAACAAAACTATATTATCAAGCCCCTACTAATTTAAAATTTGAAACCGCAACAATGCGAGAAATATTTAATTTGTTTAAATCAGAATACTTTATTGTTGGTAAGTCAGGCCATGTTGAAATTAAAACAGGTAACTATCAAACTGATGAATACGGGGAATTTCTATTAAATAAGAAAGGTAACAAGATTGAAGTAAAGCATCTTTTAAATAATAAAAAATTCAAGATAGGTGCAACTACTTATAAGGTAGGCATGGGTGGTTTACATAGTTGTGAAAAGAAAGTGGCACATGTTAAAGGTAAATATATTTTAAAAGAATATGATGTTGCCAGTTATTACCCTTATATTATTCTTAACAATAAATTGTTTCCAAAGCATATAGGCGAAGCGTTTTTAAAAATATATCGCTCATTAGTTAAGCTTAGATTAAAAGCTAAAAAAGAAGGTAATAAAACGGTTGCTGATAGTTTGAAAATCACAATTAACGGTTTGTTTGGCAAGTTAGCATCTAAATATTCTTTTGTTTATTCTCCTGATTTAATGATGCAGGTAACTATTACAGGTCAGCTTTCTTTATTAATGTTGGTTGAGAGATTAGAAGAAAAAGGTGTTAGTGTTGTCAGTGGTAATACTGATGGGATCGTTGTTAAAATGTTGCCTGAACAAGAAACATTAGTTGAAGATATTGTTTTTGATTGGGAACTTGACACTAACTATACAATGGAATCTACAGAATATTTAGGTTTATATAGTCGCGATGTGAATAATTACATAGCCATCAGTAAAGATAAGATTAAAACTAAAGGCGCGTATGCTGACACTCAAGATAAAAAAGGCGTTGTTAATCTCCACATCAATCCTACTAATTCGATATGCACCGATGCGGTTAAAGCTTACTTGCAACATAAAACACCAATCATTAAAACAATTAACACCTGTAAAGATATTACCAAGTTTACCAGCATTAGAACGGTAAACGGTGGCGCATTAAAAGACGGTAAAGAAATTGGTAAAGTGATTCGATGGTATTATGGCAAAAATGAACTGACTGACATTTATTATAAAACGAGTGGTAACAAAGTGCCTCGATCAGATGGAGCAGTACCATTAATGGATTTGCCTAAACAGTTACCAGATGATATTGATTACAATTGGTACATCGACGAAAGTAATAAATTTTTAAAAGAAATAGGAGCTGTTTAAATGAGTGTCAATGATTTTGTAAAACGTGCAACAAAAACAGAAAATAAAAAGATTGAAATCCCTGAAGCTAATATTGAAAATGCTTTTGTTAAAGATGCTAAAAAGAAAGGATGTAAAGCAATAAAATTAGTTTTTCTAGCCGGTCGAGGTTGGCCTGATAGAACTATACTTTGTCCAGGTGGAAGGATCTTTTTTATTGAGTTTAAACGTAAAGGTAAAACCCTTAGTCCTAAACAAATATTAGTGAAGCGAATGATAGAAGGATTGGGTTTTAAATACCATATGTGCGATGAAATAGGGCAAGCTGAACAAATTTTAGAAACATTCTTAAAAGGAGTATAACCGATGATGGCAATTAAGAAAAAAGGCAATCCAGTATTAAAGCAAGTTGCTCAAAAAGTACCTGAAAAAGAAAATGTAATAGCTTTGATTTCAGCAATGTTTTTAACAATGCGAAGCCATCAGGGGATTGGTTTAGCCGCTAATCAAGTTGGTGAGTTAAAACGGGTCATTGTTATTGGTAACAGTGGTTTTAATCAAGCTATTATTAATCCCGTGATAATTAAACGATATGGAAGAAAAGGTGTAAGCTGTGAGGGTTGTTTATCCTATCCCGGTAAAGTAGTTAAAATGAAACGGTATAAACAAATTATTGTTGAAGGTTTTGATCAGGATTGGCAACCCGTCAGATTCAAATTAAAAGGATTGAATGCGTACATTGTTCAACATGAAGTAGACCACTTAAACGGGATCACAATAGGATGATTAAATTAATATATGTAGCTGCCCCATACACAAGCAGCGATCCAAATGAAAAGAAAATGAATGTTGAAGTCGCGCGTTTCATTGGATACAAATTAGCTAAGGCGGGGTTTTATCCTGTCATGCCAACAGTCAATACTAATGGTTTTTGTGAAGCAAATAATGAAGAATTTTGGTATGCTGCTACATTAGAATTAATGACAAGGTGTAATGCCGTTTATGTATGTGATGGATCGCATAACAGCAAAGGTGTTGCAGGTGAATGTTTTGAAGCTGAACAATTAAATATGCCTCTTTTTCATTCTATTGAGCAATTAATAGAATGGTTTAAGCATAATGATTAAATGGGAACCCCACAATTATCAAATAACAGCCATATCATTTCTATTAAACAATCCTAGATCAGGTCTATTTTTAGATCCCGGTTTAGGTAAAACTTCAACTTCATTATCCACGGCAAGAATTTTAAAGTATATCAAGAAAACAAAAGGTGTTTTAATAATTGCCCCGCTTCGAGTGTGTCATTCTGTTTGGCCTGAAGAGATCCAGAAATGGAGCAATTTTAAAAATCTAACCTGTACTATTTTGCATGAGGATATGAAGACCTCATTACACTGGAAGAAAAAAGATATTTATTTGATTAACCCTGAAGGTCTAGAATGGCTTCATAAGGAATTACTAGCATTAGCCAAAAAGAATAAACCAATGCCTTTTGATACGTTATGGATCGATGAATCAACTAAATTTAAAAGCCCTAAAATAGAAACCAAATCTAAACGCCGTACTCGTTTCGGGTTGTTAGTTAACATGCTCCCCTTATTTAAACGCCGCCATATAATGACAGGTACACCCGCTCCAAAATCATTACAAGATCTATGGTCTCAAATCTATATTCTAGACGAAGGTAAAGCGTTAGGATCTAATTTTTATCAATTCAGAAATAGGTACTACACCCGTAACCAATATAATAAATATCAGTATGATTTAAGGGAAGGGGCCGCTGATAAAATACACAAGGCAATTGCTCATTTAGTTTTAGAAATGTCATCAAAAGACTATTTAGATTTACCTGAATTAGTGTTCAATAACATCAATATTGATCTATCTAAAAAAGCAATGAAAGTTTACAAGGAAATGGAAAAGAAATTTTTCATTCAAATTGATAACCAAGAAGCTTCAGCATCACAAACCGCCATTGCTGCAATGAAATGCCAACAGATTGCCAATGGCAAAATATATGAAGATTTGATTGATGATGAACCTAAACCCGCTAATAGAAAAATAATCAATGTCCATAAGTCAAAACAAGAAGCATTAATTGACTTAGTCGATGAATTGAATGGTAAGCCCCTTTTAATTGCCTATCATTATAAGCATGACCTGGAAGCTATCAACGAGGCTCTAGGGTACAAAGTTCCTTACATTGGATCAAAGGTATCAACCAAACGCGCTAAACAGCTTGTGAAAGCCTGGAACAAAGGAGAGTTGCCAATATTGGCAGGACATCCTTCAAGTATGGCCCACGGTTTAAATATGCAAGACGGGGGTAATGATATTTGTTGGTACTCTTTAACATGGAATTTAGAAGAATACTTGCAATTCATTGCGCGTATTTATAGGCAGGGAGTAAGTGACCAGGTAAGGGTGCACCATTTAATAGCTAGAAAGACCGTTGATCAGGCTATGCTGCTTCGATTAGGGCAACGAGCAGAACAACAGCAGGATCTAAGAACGGCGCTTAAACGGTATCGTCAGAGTCTTTAGGGTCAGATTTTCTAATAGCAAATTCAAAAATAAATTTACATAGGCCAACTAATGCACCTGTTACACCTGTAACAGCTACTCCATCCCCTATAGAACTTGGATCTGATTGTGTAGTAACCCACATGATAACTACGTACAAAAGATAAGCAGTAAAGATGAATGCCCCTATGCTGAACAATCGTAACTTCCTTACTGCTTTTTCTATTTTATCAATCATGGATGCCACTTATCCAAAAGCTTATCAAATTGTTTACTTGACCGGGCTGCAAAATACCAACCTACCGCAGTAGCCGTTAGCCCTGTGACAGACAAAACAACAATTCTATATAATCCTAATACTTCTTCAGGTTTAAAAGCTTTAAGCCCACCGCTGATAGTTTCTAACGCATCAATAATCAGATATGACTGGTACATTAACAAACCTAAAATGATAGGTCTGATCATTGATTTAATGTTATCAGCAAAATTACTTGTTGATTTTTGGCTTCTTTCAAATGCCTTAGCTTCAATTTTATCAACCAATAACAAACCTGCATTTTTAGCTTCTTCAATTCCCATTTTAGCAACTTCAATAGCAGCGTCAGTTTTAGCATTGAGCATATTTAAATCGTGCTCAAATTTCATTTTTATGTTGGCCCGTTCTTCACGTTTACCAAGCCAACCGAAAACGCCGCCTACAATTGAACCTAGACCCGCTGATCCTAAAACGTCAAGTAACCACATACTTATTTACCCCATCTTGCCATTGTTGATCGCGTGTCGATATGCGTAAATGAATGATATTTACCAATGCCATATTGATCAGGATATTTAGTAACTAAGTATGCATAAACATCATCAGGCATAACACCTGCAACCTGAACATCAGCAGCGCGCCCCCTGGGATGATATGAATTTTTAGCACCCCCTACTTTAATATTATAATCAGGGCAACGATTACCTGACGTTACTTTTACAGGAGCATTGAAATGATCGCGCAGACCCTGAACTACAACTACTAATTCAGCATCAACGGTATCATAATCGCATTTCCCGCAATTGCATTTAAATTCATTGCGGGTTAAGTTTTCAGATAATTTAAACATAATATTTAACCTAAATACATAATAGTTATTGCTCTTGATGAGCCTAATCTATTTTTAATATTTACTGCCCCAGTTGCATCAACCCACAAATTTAGTTTTCCGTCTGTGTCGGGGTTACTACCTGCTACGGAAAAATCTATATTTGTTGCTGTGTTGGCGTTTTTACTAATTACATTCCCGCTTGGCCCTTCACAACCTAATAGAGCCTGTGTTGTATGAGTACCAAAAGTTGCATTAACCATTATCATATGGTTACCCTTAGCAAAACCTCTAATATCAAATACATGGGTAGCATCATCAGCAAGAAATACAGATTGAACAGATACAGCACCACCTGAATTTTTATTACCATCAGCTAACGCCCCTCCCGCCAGCATAGGTGTTTGACCTGTTGTGGCACCTTTTTCATACTTCTGAGTGATACCCGTCAAACCTAACCCGCCACTAAATACGCCGTTAAATCCGCGACTACCGCCGCCAACATCGTTAGAGAGTGGTACATCGCTACCACTAGTATTTTCAATGTTATTAGCATTTAAGGTTACATCAACACAGTCATCTTGAATAGCAATCGGGTTAAAGTTAAAGTTACCCATAATGTTGTCTAATTTAACAGTCCCCTTACCCCCTGTCCCATAGGGTAAGATAACAGCATGATCAACATTACCGTTAGGCATTGAAATATTAGTTATACTAACCTGCCCAAAAGATTTTGTTGATGAAGTAGCATTTAATTGCAAGCCCACATAAACAGCAACCTTATTATCTAATGAATCTTTAATATCATTATGAATATCAATATTGTCAACAGTTACCGATCCTCGTTTCTCACCATAATCAGTACCTTGAAAATAATTGATAGGGTTGTATGATGTGGATATTGGGCTAGTCGTTGATCCTCTCAACCATATAGATTGATTCTTACAAGTACCAACACCCCATTGAAAATTAAAATCAATAGAGCCGCCGTCTATTGTTCTACTTCCTGTGTCGCCATTTCTAATAACAACATTGTCATGAGAGTTTGCGACACACTGATATTTTTCACATCGTCCTATCGGATTTAAATATGTATTTCCATAACTTTCAGATACCATTTGAGCATAAGAAACTTCATCCCCTCCGTTAGGGAAATTAGTTGGATCAGGCATATTAACAAAGAAGTAATCAGTATCGTTATCGGCTGCCCCTGTATCATCGGTATCAATACCTGAATAAGTATTATTAAAATGTTTTACGCTAACAGGAAATAAAGTAGTACCAATACCCTGAACAACAATACTTTGAGTTGCTACAGTTCCTAATCCATCAGACCTAGTAGGGCCATCGCAAACATTACCTTCAATCTCCGCAATAATATTTCCTCTAGCAAAAAAGTTAGTATTAAATAAAGTAGCAAGGGTTGCTCTAAATCCGCTAAATTTACCCGCTACCATTTTAATTACTGATGTTGTTGTTAGGCTATTATTTTCAATCAACCATCCCGCACACATCAGGCTATTACCTTTTGATTCTATGTTCAAATAACTAAAATCAAAACCAGCGCATTCTACTTTTACCATATTGCCAGTGGTGGCTATTCCTGACCATCTAATAACACCAGGGCCAACAAAATGTAAATCGTCAGTTAATGTTGCATCTACAACCGAATCTACTGCGTATGTACCCTTTGGCAAATAAATATCTGTGGTTCCTGATTGCAATAATGATAACAAAGCCGCAGAATTATCAGTACTGTCATCGTTTATCATGCCAAATTCAGTAGCACTAACGACACCCTCTTTATAAATGATCCAGTTAGTACCAATATCACTTGCGGGATCATTTCCTGATTGTTCTAAAACAGCTTTATAAACCTTACCGTCAGACCCTTTTGCTAATCCGTCAACAGGATAAGTAGAGTCGGTATCCCATACCATGATCCCCTGTTCATTTGCATGTGCAAGACCTTGTGTAAACCATTGTTGCAAAAAATTAAAATGCTCAAACGGTGGTACTTCTGCTTGCCAACCCGCCGTAACTTTACCGGGGGTAGTAACATCAGGATCAACTACATTTGCACCGGGGGCAGTAGCCGCCCAAACGCGAGTTAGATCAGGTTTTAATGTAGACATTGTTCATTACTCCAATTATATTAAATTGCCAAATTTACCGCCCATATTAGGGTCAGTTAACGATCCAAGTCCGGCGCTATTTGGCACACCTTGGAAACCAAAGAAATTATTAAAATCATATTCTGTTACATAGCTTGCATTAACACCAACTGTTTTAGGTACAATATCAGTATCATTTAAAATTGATTTCTCATTGGCGGTTAATAGTCTACCAATGCTAACTTCATAGCTAGTATCTCCATCAACAAATAAGATTTGTTCTGTACCAAATAAAAATTGAAACTTAGCAATTATTTCTTCAGGTGTTGACGTTGTATTATTTCTTGTTATTCTTGCTCGAATAAATGATCGGTATTCGTCATCGTTTAATTTTCTAATACCGGTTATAGGTTCGCCAACTGCCTTAAAACGACCGCCTATAGAAGGGTCAGATAAATCACCGAATGATTGTGATTGTGCATTAATAGCAAAACCAAAATATTCAAATAAAGTAGCATCAATAAATTCACGAGTCTGACCAACAATCAAACCTAAAATATCAAGTTGAACACCTTCAGCTTCATCAATCGTTCTTTTAACTAACAGATCTTGAAACACTTGTTCTAGTGGGTTAGCTTCAGAAAGCAACGCTTCAGTGTATGCAATTAAATTAGCCGATTCTCTAAACTGAGTAGCAAACCTGCTTATCGCTAATTTTTTATGATCAATTTGGTCAGCCATTACGAGTTAACCACTATGTTAGCAATTGTGAATAATGAAATTTCTGTTGCTGAAATTGGGATATTGATCACCCCTGTGGCAGGGGCAGATAACCCAATTTGTAGATCATCTATCTCATGCCCCGGCACAGAATTGATAGGTGTATACAACCTCGTATAAATAACATCTTCAGCCAGTGAAAAACCCCGACCAGGGACTAAGATCCCGTTAGCATAATCAACAATCGCTTGTTTAATTAAGTCATCACCATTGGCAGGATACGCAGCAAATGTTGTTACATCAACTTCAACAAAAATAGGTATTTCCGTTGCCCGTGAAAAAGAAATGGTATGTGATATACCCTGACTATCTAAAATAGGAGTTGAAGTATTACCAAACGAAGTGATCCCCGCAGGTTTTTTTAACCAAATAGCAAGACCTATCTCAGCATCAACGCCGCCGATTACAATCACCTGAAATGAATGCGGGGGCAAACCCGCTGCATCAGTTATATCAGTATCATTTTCTAAAACAACCGTTCGAGTAACCCCATCAAGATCAGCAACTGCTGCAAATAAAGCATCAATAACAGACTGTGCATTGCTAGCGGTTGATTGTATTCGTCTCGCCCTTAAATCAGGATCGGTTTCTTCATTAGTGCCTTTATCAGCATCAGCAACGTTAGTAACTGTTGCCCATCCTGTAACGGGGGTATCAATAACAGTTAGTGTACCTGCTAGCGCTTCAGTCGGCCCAGTAATAACCGATGAAGCAAATACAGTGCCATTACCTGCGCCGTCTAAAGTAACTTCTGTTTCAGTAGCAAACTGATCACCCGTATCTGAAGTACTGACTAAACTACCTAATGGGATCACGGTTAACGCTGTGCCTGTTAATGTGAGTTGAGTTCTAGAACTAGTTGCCGCATTTCGAGTAATAGCGTTCAATTGAACAAGATTAGATAATGTAACCCCCGCTGCTGCTGATGGGTTGAAAGCGTTGTAAGCTTCTTCTGCAATCTCCCATAACAAGGCATCAGATTCAGATAGTGATCCGTTGATCTGACCATCAGGCGATTCAGGTGCAACGTTAAAGTTTTCGCCAAAAACAGCTTTAACATCTGAATTTTTATCAGCGAGTATTTGATCTAATCTTTTACGATTAAATCCCGTTGCAGATATTCCGAAATCTTCAGACATTGATAGTCACCTGCTCATTGTTAATAATACCAAAAGTAGTTTCTGCTGAAAAAGTAACTGTTAATAAGCGCTTAGATCCACCATCAAAATTAAGTGCAAATTCAGTAAGTTTCAATACTCCGGGTGTTGTTAAAATTGTGGTCTTTAAAATAGATTCGATATTAGCTAAATTTACAGGTTTTGTAAATACTTGTTGAAGCCAAGGTACACCTGCAAAAAGATCTAAAAAATATTCTTCTGAATAAAACTGTAATCTGGTTCTAACATGTTGCACAACTTCAGCACCGTCTTCAACTGTCTGTAAGCTCGCACCCTTAACAATTAAATCATTATTTTTGTCTAATGCTCGACCTATCATAATACACCGCTTATATTTACTTGAGTGTCACCGCCTGAATCATTTGCTTGAGCATGACCGTGCCCATCACTAATATCTTTACCATTTGCAGTTACTGTGCCTGTGATAGCAGCCCCGCCGTTAAGATTAGCCGCGCCCGATATATTAACAATACCATTCAAATTAATAGCAGGGGCTGTAATATCACAAGTTGTGACAGCATCAATAGTAGCCTTACCACCTGCATCAATATCAACGTCACCAGCGGCATTAATAACCGCGTTACCGTCACAATTTAGATCAATGTTTCCGTCAGCATGCCCAACTAAATCACCGTTTGCTTTTAATGTTAGAAACACTGAATCATCATCTTTTTTCAACTGCACATTTACATTGTCATAATTAGGAACTTTATTAGGTAATGAAGATAACCCAACAAAAGCGGTTGCATCAGAGAGGGCATGAAAACGTTTAGCCCCTGGTATTTTAATTGTGCCGAACTGATGCCAATTATCAATAGACCTTTCACAAAAAGTAAGCAAACACTCATCACCTTTTTTAACGGGAAAGGTTAACGAGAAACCACCGCCACGAGGAAAAATAACAGGAACATTAATTAAAATCGGTAATTCAGTTGGTGTTAATATTTCTTTCTCACCATCGTTAGTTTTAAATACTCTTTTAATTGCAGGTTGAATACTTGCTGTTTGTGCAACAGGATCAAAAGTTTCTACAATACCGGGCATTGCAGTATGCAATTCTTTTAAGCGTTCATTGATGCCCTTCTTTATAACTGAAGGAAGGGTTGCTAAATTAGATGACTTATCCATTTAAAACCCTCCCTTTAACTGATGATAGCCAATCACCTTCTCTAGAGTCACCTCTAAAACTTACCTCTTGAATCTTGTAAGTACCTTCTGCATTGGTACGCGGAATGCTTCTAAAAAATAAATTACCTAATTGAATGTCGGCGTTAACCGATTCAATTTTAAAAGCGCTATTAGGAAACAAACGAGGATTTAATAACGTTGTAACATCAGCACCGATTTCAGTTACAATAGGCGATCCGATCATACCTGTTGCACTCGTAATTAATACCGCTTCAGTTCCTTTCAAAGCTTGTTCTACCGGGGTAGTAATGACTTCCCCATCTTGAATACTCCACGTAAAACCATACTCATCTGCAAATTGATCCATAATATCTTTAGATGATCCTGATAATGTTTGACCGCGTAACTTATCGGCAATAGTAGGAATACCTTCTAAAGCACCTATAACACTATCTTTAAATGTTTTTAATACTTCATCGATTGCGGCACTAATAGAAACGTTTTCAGTAAATGTTTTGTTGAAGCTTGCATTTTGCCAATCGCGTTGACCGTCACCAGCGAAAACAGTTATAGTGCGATCAGTGCTTGTTTTACCTTGAAAAGCATTTCTAACTTCACCTTTGAATAACAGTCTTATATTGCCTTCATATCCAGCATTCAAAACAACTTTAGTAAATTTACCTTCAAGAGCGTCTATAGTTTCTTTGCTAGGATTAAAGATAATAAGCTTCGCTAAATTAGGAAAACTTAAAACACTTTTAGTAATTTCAAAACGTATTTTTAATTCACGTATAACGCGGCTCTCCCCGTTAACCGGGATGATAGTTAAATCATAAGCGCGTTTAAATAATCTAGACACCTGCGACCTCATCATCAGTTAAAATAAATAATTTGGCAATAGTTCCTAAACCAAGTTTACTTGGATCTAAATCTGGATTTTCAAGATTAATAACAAAAGCATTAGCAATAGGAATATTGAATTGTCGTAAAATATCCATGCCGCCGACCAATGCAATCCCGTTCAAAAGATCCGTTCCACTCTGAGCAAAAGCAATTGTCCAAATTCCCGTTCTAGAATTAAGAACTATACGTATATCATACACATCACCCGAAATTGTTATAGAAAATTCCTGTTCAGGGCTCGCTGTTAATGGGATCTCAAACATTAGCTACCTACCCAATCTATAACAGTTTTTAATACTGATTTATTAGTTGCTTCTGTTGGGGTTACTTGTTCCTGTCTTCCCCGTTTTTCAGCAGATGATCCTTGCTCAGTTGGCGACCCCGCTGCTAATTGTTCTGGTGAAAGTTGTACAATTTCTGATTCAACAATTAGAACTTCTTTTAAAGTAATAAACATATCAACAATGCGCGAACTATCTTTATCCTGATTGGTATCAATGCTAGTAATCATCATATTGGTATACAATTTTAATTTCGTTTGTACATCAATCGGTTCACGTTGTTCTTGTAATTGAACTAATGCATTATATGCGGCATTACTTCTTGTGATATTTTCATCATTAGAAGTACCAAACAACCCGGTAACGAGATCAACTATTTGACCCAAAGCAGCAACGCCTAAAGGGGTATCAGAAACAACTGCATTGATGTTTATTACTTTAGGTTCAATAACAGCATGGTCAGTAATGTCAGCGCCGAATTCAACAGGGTTATTAGTTAATCTAACAACAGAGCTGTGCGCCTCAGTTATTACTGCATCGAGGGTAATACCCCCTAATGATTTTTGTGTGCGTATGAATAGATTTTCAAAAGCCATTATTGTTCAACCGTACCTTCTAAATTTTCCGCTGTTTGTTGAAAAATATTAAATACAGCGTTAGCCACTGCTTGAGGATCTCCTGCACCGGGTACTGATATTTCAATTTTATCTACTCTAATACCTGCACTAGATCCCTTAGAAGGTATCAAAGTTGGTGCTAGTACTTGTGCAGCTAGTATATCGGCTTCAGTTTGACCGCCAAATACACCCGTTACAAAATCAGGTAAATTACTAAAAAATTCGCCAATATCCAAATCAAATATTTTAGACCACCCGTCAAATATTACCTGCGTAAAATCAGCTAGTAGTCCAAATGTACCCGCCACTATTTTTAATTCTTTATTCCATTCAGGAAACTTTTCAAGCATATCCCCTATAAAACTTTCACCGCCTTCAAAAAAGGTTTTAGCATCTTCTATTAATGCAACAAAAGCAACAGCCGCTGCTGCAAGTAAAGCGGGTAATAAGAAAGCGGCAGCAGTAGCAGCTAGCGTGACTACTGTTAGTCCTTTAAATAAAGTTATCAGCGCTACAAGGTGTCCCACTAATCTAAAGGCAAGAAAACCGCCTACGGCAATCGTTAACAATTTAATACCCGATGTAATTTTATCAATCCATTCAGGTAATTTTAATTTAATTAAATCTTTGTTTGTTTTCCACCATTCAGTAAAATTATTATTTAATTCTTTCATTCCAGGGGCCAACGCTTTAGCAATAGTACGGGTAACATCTTTCGTTATTTGCCAAACGTCAGTTAATGAATCTTGAAAGTCAGCAGCAATTAAAGCATCTTCAGCAGTGGTAACACCTAATGCCCGCGCTTCAGCAGTTAAGGCTGCTATTGATCCTCTACCTTGTTGGAGTAATCGTATTGAATCTCGAATGCCTAACTTATCAGCTAATTCGATTTGTTTTGATTTACCTAATGTTTCAAATTGTTTAGCCACTTCTGACATCAGATCAGTAGTTGTTTTTAAATTACCATTTGCATCGAGTACTTCTATACCTAATAAACCGAATGCTTCAACGCCTGAACCTACCCCCCTTGCCGCTTCTGATGCTCTAACGGCTAAACTCCTAAGACTATTAGTCATCCCGTCAGCAGTACCACCTGACCGTTTTAAAGCAAATTGCAATGCATCAATATTTTCAACAGTGTCACCTATTTCAGCAGCAAGTTTACCCTGTTCATCTGATGCCAAAGTAGAGGCTACAACAAGACCTGTAATAGCAGCAGCCCCTGCTACCGCCGCCCTAGTTAAACCTTTAACTAAGTCAACGCTTTTTTTGATATCGTCATTGAACTTTTTAGATTCTTTTGGATCATATTCAAATCCTAAGCCTACTAATAGTTCATCGAGAAGGGGCATTTTTAAGACTTTCCTTTTTTAGGCTTAGGTGCTAAATGAATTTTTAAATCTAGTAACTCATTTAATAAAAATAAATCATTAAAAGAATAAGTTCCATCTTGCAATTCTTTTAATGTACACATCGGCGGATCAGTTAATAACGGACGATGCAAAAAAGAATCCACATTTGGAAACAGTTTAGGATCTATAGTTTGTCCTTTACTTTGTCCAGAAAGCGATCCGCTAACTTTCCTTTCATTAAATTTGCATAGTTGACTTTAATGACAAAAATAAAGATTTTGTAAGCATCTATTAAATCATCACCTGAAAATAATTCTTCAAAGGAGGGTGCTGTTATCCTGGCATCATCACAGCCAACACCTATAACAAAGCTTTTAATTAGTTTAACCATATCTTCAGGATCATTTTTATCGAATAAAGCTGATAACCCTTTTGCTAAAGCTTCAGCATCTTCAGCATCAGTTGCTTTTCCTTTTAGATTCAATTGAGCCGCAATTATAGCCAATGTTGATCCAAAGGTTTTAGCTAATCTAAATTTATTAGTCATTGCTGTTGTTGCGGGCCATTGGGTAACGCTTATTTCATGATCGCCTATTACTTTTGTTTCAGTCTTACAAGTCATTTTAAAATCTCCCGGTCAAATAACTTTTCCGGCCTTAACTAATTCTGAAAAAGAGCTATTACATTAAGGCCGGGGTCAATGCAATATCAGCGCTCTTTTTCAGAAACTGGTTTAAATCTTATCCATGTAGCATATCAAGTCTTTCAATGACAACAGACCACTCTTGAGCGTTCGCATTTTCACCTCTTGACATATCAGCAGGTCGCTTTAAATATCCCTGTGTACCTGATGCCAAATCATTACCTTTAACATCTTTAAATTGTGCAAAGATAGGAACAAAAGCGCCGTTTTCTTGAGCAGCAATAAGACCTGATAAAAAGGCATTTGAATCTGATGATTGCATTAAACGAAAAGCCATCATTCCCGATCTATCAGCACTTATTGATAACGTCATTTCGCCGTCATTACCAATTTTGTGTGATGCTGAATCATTTAATCTAGCGATGTCAATAGAAGCATCACCTTCATCAAAACCGCTGATTTCAATACCTTGAATTAGCAATAAGGTATTTAAAAAACTATACTCTTTCATTTCATTTTCTCCTTATCGCTCAAATACACCATTGATTTGAACACCGTGAATTGCACCCGCACCAAGTATAACAAAACTTAATCCGTTATATTGACGAGCAGTTTTATTTGACGCGCTAACATCAGCAACAGCAATCAAAGTAGTTTTATAACCTAATGGTAAAAACTCATCATCGATAGTCGTACCAGGGGCGATAAAACCATTTACAACAGCTTCATCTAACGCCTTGATTGTCTGCTGCTCTAGCGCTGCTGTACCTTTATCAGTAAAGGGTACTTTAGTTGTGCGGGTTAATAAGTATCCAAAGACATTAGTTTCAATTGCATCAGTTAACCAATCGACACCATGCACTTCATCAAAGAAAACCCCATCAGCCATAAACGATTCAGCAAACATAACACTTGCGCCAACGGTAATTAACGCATTAGCACTTTTAGAATCTAAAACGGCCTTTTGATTTTGGGTTAATGCTTCAACCGTGATCCCTGGCATCTGTTTAAACTTCAATGTGATCGTGCTATTAGGCTGATCAAAATTAACCGTGAATGCTCGACCTAAAATAGATGCTGAAGGATACTGAGCAGCAAAAGAACTAAAGGTTGTCATTGTTCTACGATATTTTGCCGTTTGTAAAACAGAAGCAATATCATTAGTTGTTACACTATCCAATACATCTAAATCATTTGAAGTATTACCGAAAACTTTAACCCTTGCTTCAGCCCAGGATGCAGCAGCGTCAACTGCATTTTCAGCATTGATAACAACAAGATCTCGAACCTCTTTGGTAAACATAAAACCGTACCAATCAGGATCAACATTTTGGATGGCATCTAATGACGCGGTAATTGTTTCAGCTGCAAAACCATCGGCTTTCGTTCCTTCACCCTGTTGCATTTGCAATAGTGAAGAAATGTCAGTACCTGTCGCAGGGCTAACAACGGTTAAAAAACTAATCGTTGAAGTGACACCTGTTGTACCCGATGTAATAAAGAATCTTGAGCCGTCATGAATACAAGTGGATAAAGTATAACCGCCTGTTGCAACCACCCGTAACGCCGTCTGAATTGATGCGGCAATATCATCTAAAGTAGTTTCGGTATCAGTAAAATCTAAAGCAGTAATATCTTGCGCATCCCCATCAATTGAAATAGCAAAACTACCATCTGAAATAAGTAATAATGCCGTAGCACTAACAACCGATCCACCGCGTAACTCAGCAGCTTGATCCGTTGGGTATCGTGTAGAAACTTTTAACGATGTTGGTTTAGGTTGTTGACCAAAATAAGCAGTAGCTGCTTTATTAACTTCGGTTGTCGCATCCCAATCAGCCACAACACCATCAATATTTGAATATGATCTAATGCGTTCAGCAGTTCCAATAACACCCGTTTCAGCCGTGACTATGTTAAGGGTTCCGAACCCTTTCCTAGCCGGAAACGTTGCACCGATTGCAATACTAACATTAACCACGCTTGAAACTGGAATCATGTTATTGTACCTCTATTGTAAAATTATATTCTAAACCGCGAGCCTGAAATGCACCCGCAATATCAACCGCTAGTATTGATGTAACTATATCACTATCACTACCAACAGCACTTAACACAATATCAAATTGCGCTCTTTCTTCCCATCCGTTTTCTAATGCTTCAGAAATTGAACGGACTTCAGATCGTCTAGTTAACCCAATGCCAGCAGTACCAAACAATTCTTGAATAGATTCACGGATAAAACCAATTCTAGCTTTTTCAGCATTATCAATTGATCCATCTCTATAAAATCCAATTGAAAACATTAGTTCCCTCATACCTTCAATTGTTTCAGTTAAATCTTCATCGCCTGTATTATTTTTTAATGTTCTTTGTTCCCAACCTAAAGTAATATTATTTACAATCGAAACATCAGCATAAGATCCCGTTGGTCTAGGTGCATCTTTTTGTTTAGCTCTAATTGTAAAGTTAGACGTATCTAAAATTAAATTAACAGAATCACGTAATAACTTATTAACAGCTTCTTCAACAATCATTGATCGCGTACTCCAAACGCCATTGTATGCCCGTATGACTCCCAATTACCAACAGCTATAATTTTAAATTGTTGACCTTTAAAAGTAACAATATCTGCAATTATGCCGTCTTTATCATTTGTTGTTTGTAATGCTTTTTTAGAAATAAATAGGCGAGGATTTTTAGATCGTTCACCTTCAGGTAATATTTCTAATTGCTTTGGCGTTGGCTGTTGAACACTTGCCAAAGTATTAAAAAGTACAGGAGTGCCTTTAACAAATAAACCATCTACAAAAGATCCGGGAGTTCTTTTAACTGCTATTTTTTCAGCAGTGTCACTATCGATTGCTTCTGATACATTAATAGGCATTAATCACCAACCTGGAAAGTTATTGATTGCTGTAAATGGCTTGTATCAACTAATGGATTACCTTCACGATGTTTTAATGGGGGCGTTTTTATATCCCTTATCTTTTGCTTAACATCTGATTCAACTTGTAAGCCAATTAATGACAATCCCTTTTTAGTATCAATTTTTCCGTCAATAATTTTTTTAGCAACTGTTCTAAATAACTTTTTATAAGCCCTACGTTTGTCTTGAACGGTTGATCTTAAAAAACTTCTTTCGGGTACATTACGGGCAGGGCTTCCAAACTCATGAACAGCACCAACCATAATAACAGAAGTGCCATCGGGGTAATCATTGCTGCCTTTTGGTAATCCTACCTTTACGGTATCCGGCCCTGTCATCGTTTTAGCTAATTGCTCAATACGTTTGATACCGTCTATAGGGCTTTTAATTATGCGGGTTTTAGATTTAGTCATAATACGTTAGCCACTAATACACCAGCAAAACACATATTACGGGTTAATAAAAACTGTTGACCGTAAGAAGTGCCACGATAAAAATCATCACCTTCACCCGTGTCTTTAGCAACTACGGCGCGAGTAACAGAAACGCCCCCTGCTGATTTAGATGATATCGGGCCTGACTTAGAATTGGCATCACCTAGTTCAGTATTAGTACCTGCTGTTAATCTGTGAGCGGCGGCGTATGCTTGAGCAAAATCATATTTACCATTCCAACGTAATTCATCAGAACCAACATCAAGCAACACCGCATCATCTAAAAATAATTGTATACGGGCATCTAGAAATTCAGCGATATCTGAAAATTCAGGAAATCTAGCTCTAAACGTTGTGATGTCAGTAGCCATTACTTTGTGTATCTCCAAATTAAAACAGCTGCTACAATCCCAAAAACCCATTTAATAACAGGTTCCATCACGCCCTTTTTACCGATGATCCTATCTTTGGTTGATTCTAATTGATCTATTTTTTTGTTTACTTTTTCAATTTCAGCATGCACATCTTTTTTAATTTCTTTTAAATCAGTATGCATATCTTTTCTAAACGTACTAACGTCTTTTTGAACATGAGATATTAGGCGCTCAACTGAAGAACGATCACCATAATTAGCTTGCCACAATTCAGACTCTCTTAATCGTTTGCCGTGGCTATCCAATCTAAGCCCGTATCGATCTAAAACTTCATCATGATTTTTCACTCGTTCTTCAAGCCTAACCACCTTATCTAATTTAGATTCAATACCACTGAGCCGCCCCGAAATGTCGTCAAGGACTTTGTATATCCTTGCTACATCCATATCAGATACACCCCTTATATTGGTCTTAGCTTCCACGGCATTACCCTTTAATTATTCTTTTAAATTACCTACTAGTTTCTAATAAATAATTTAAAAGAACCTCAACGGTTAAATTGAGGTTCTTTAGTTACGTTACTTTATCAAAATTTACTTGTCTTTTTTCGCCTTTGTCGGAGGCGGTGTAGCTTTGGATTTTGATTTAGTATCTGGTTCTATTTCAAGTTCCATTTCATCGTAATCATCACCAAATGAGATTTTATTCTCATCTACTAAAGATTGAAGGTAAGGATCGGTTTTACGCTTCTTACCTTCGCCCCTAAAAAAATGACTCCAATGATCATCATCAACAGCATTAAATCCAGGTGCAATTCTTACTGTTACACGATGCCCGTTTTCACTCATACATTTTAAATTGTATTGTCGAGCGGTTTTATTAAGTACTCCGGCCATGACCTTAAATCCCCGTTACAATGTTTAAAGAAAGTGGATAGTAAATGTTCAATCCACCAAGGCGCGATCTACCTGGAATAATAAATTCTAAATTCTTAAGCTGAACAGGTAACATTTCAAGTTCAACAGGAATTTCTAATTGCAATTTATCCGGGTTACGATCATAAAACACCATCGCGTCAGTAGACAGTTCAGGATTGTTAACCGCCGCACATTCATTAACAGGGATGATATCTTCAATACTATTTATATAAGGGCTATTTTGCACAATATACATCGCAATAGTAGTGTCACTGTTAGCTGAACGTGGCGTAGACATAATGAAAGACCACTGGTTAGGTGGAAGCATCAAGGTGTTACCCTGTTCAACCATCTTAGTAGTTTCAAAAATATCAGCAAAACCGTCATTAATATCAAATAAAATTTGATCAGGTGTTTTGTTAACAAATTCAGTACCTGCCCCAGGGTCAACAGCTGCCCCGGTTGGAATATTAGGATTATCAAATAGCCCGCCTAGACCAGATTCAGCATCACCGAAAAATGCAACATCATTAACAACTTGCTCGTTAGATCGTCTTGCCGCATTTGCACGGCGTTGATCCAATGGGAAACCTGTTAACTGAGCCGCTTGAATTTCATCGAGATTATAACCATAAGAAATACCAACTGAACGTACAGGGATCGTTGTTTCTTTACCTGCAATATCAGCACGTGGTAAATCATCAGCATAAGCATTGATAATTTTAGCAGCGCCCGCTTGATCATAAGTACGATATGTAATTGAAGTAACACCAATACCACCATCATTTGAAACTGGAAATAATTGACGCGCCTTTAATTCGGCATAACGTACATCATAACTTTTAGCTTTAATATGCTCTAATTGACGTTGAAAGAATACAGCCCCATCAGCATCAAGATGCATATCGTTTAGGGCACGAGTGATCGCGCCATCTAATGTGAGTTTTGTTGTGCCTTGTATAACGGTAGCCATAAGCCCGTCAAGAGTAACAACAGAACCATCGCGAAGTTTAAAATTTTTCATCTGTTATATCCTCTTATGTTCCGGCTGTGATTTTGTCAGGATTTCTAACTCGCAACACAGCTAATTCACCAGCCGCCGCAGTTGAGTCAAAAAAGAAATCGTCAAGACCTGTTTCACCTACGCCCACTGGTGCACCCGAATCTATAACCCCTGTTGCTTCAACGAAATTAGCCGGATCACCAGGAACACAACCAGTCGGGCAAACAACCCAAATGTAACCGTTTCGCATGATGGCGGCTGTGTCTTTTTCGTCATATTTAATTGCGCCAGTATTCGCAGCACCTTCTTGATCAAGAGCGCGAACCGTGACACCTAAAATGCCAGTAGTACCACCGATAACCGCTTGCTTATCTTTATCAGTACCACGACTAACAATGACACCAAAGCCGACACCAGCAACACCTTCAATGGAACGTGAGATAACATTGCGCGGCGCTAAGTCAACAATTAAACCCGCATACGCGATAGGCTGTAAAATTGTATATGAAGTTTGGGCAACCATTATTTATTCCCCTTTGGTTTCCAAGCGTTCTGACTATCGTTCATCATTTTTTCACGAGCAATAACAGATTCAGGACGGTTGTCATCACCTTTGTCAATTACTTTTTTCTTTACCAAATCAGTAAAAGCATTGTCAAGATGATGCTGTGAGTTATCTGAATCTTCAGTTAACATATCAAAACGTACACTGATGTAATCAGCTGATTTTGAATCTAATTGAAGTTCAGGACATTTAAGAGCAACAACTTCTTTCATTAATGTTGCAGCATCTTTACCTTTCCATTCGATTTGTGGACAAACTTTTCTAACCATATCAACAACGGCCAAACGATCAGCAATCAACTTATCAAGTGAATCAGTATTAGGGATTTTTGAAGTGGCATCATCAAGCTTGGCTTTCAAAGAGTCTTCTGTTTTAGCCGCTTTCTTTTCGGCTTCTTCAGCATCCTCTTTTTTCTTTTTAGCTTTCAAAATTTCTTCTTCGGTTTCATGTTCAGCATCTTTTACTCGTGCTTGCAGTTTTCTAACCGCCTGAGCAGCTTGATCAGATACTTCGTAATCAACCGCGTCAATAGTAATGTTACCCATTGGCTTAGTTTCCTTTTTTGGTGGTAAATTATCAGCCACCCTGCAAGCAGATCCAGCGCGGCCACGCTCGACAATCGCAATGTGATTGCCTTTGATGTTTCTCTGAATAGCATCAAATTTTAAACCATTCGGAGTAACTCCTGATACCCATTCAATATCCGCTGTGTACCCGTTAGAAAGTTCTACTTTTCCGCTTTCTATTTTGGCAATTGTATCAGCGTCTATTACATGGAGAATTGTTTTTACTTTGTCACCATCACGGGTAACTTCTGGCCCTGAATGACCTACAGAAAACTTCTTAGAATTTTTGGCAGTGACTAACTCAGGGGGGTGATTATCGGTGACGGGTTTGTTAGCAAAAGAGGATAACGACTCTTCAGAAAATACTTCTTCTTCAGGTCTAAATACATGGATTACATCACCGGGTTCCCGATCAGTTAATCCCATTTCAACGGCTAGATATGATTGAATACCAACACGCGAAATATGTGCAGGGACTTCTAAAAATCCTTCATCAGTGTATTTTCGTTGAGAGGTAATATCAAGACGGTCTTTAAGGAACATTGGCTAACCCTTAAGCAATAAGGGCTAATATAATTGAAACCTAATATAAAAACAATAGCTTAACACTAAATAATGGTCAAAGTAGCCAAATACAGGTACATAACCCCACTATTTAGCCCCGTATGCCTACTAATAGTGTAACTGACCACTGTTTAGTCAATTACATTAGACGTTGATTATAGGCTGAGCCACACACCGACATTGGATATCTTGCCCAGGGTGGCCTGTATCCTTCGGGGGAGAGTCCCATCTAAACGTTCTACCGTTCTTGCTTCTATGGTTATCCCTTACCCTTTCATCGCCAGCGGTGCGCCACACGTATTCCGTGACGCCTAAATTTTGTTGTCTCTGTTGGCTCAGTGCAGAATTTAATTTTGAAGACTGATCACGGGCAATTAATTTAGCTCTTTTAGCGGTCACTTTGCCGATGCGCTGAATTTCTTTAATCATTGACCCGGCAGTATTACCTTGTGTGGTTCCTGTAAAAACTAACGTTTCAATTTTCTTAAAATATTCATCAGGAATAGATTTAATCAGCCCTACATTTTCACGAGTCGTAGCAACTAAAATATCTTCTAACCCTTCGTTCTGAATGATGGTTGAAAGGTCAACACCAATAGCACTTTCAATAGCCGAATAGAACCGCTGTTTATTAGCATTATTTGCACCACTAACAAAGGTATCAGAAACCGATCTAGCTTCAACAGCAATACCAATGTACCCCCGTCTAAGATTATCAAAAACTTCTTCTAACGTTCTCGCATAAGCATCATTAACATATTCAGGTTCAAACGATCTGAGTACAGGAATTATATTAGTATTGATATCATTCTTAAGACGTTTTACCAACCTTTCTAAAGATTTTCTGTAACGCACTTCCGGGTTTTTCGGGGTCTTCACCGGGCGCGCTTTTCGTGTTCTCTTCTTCGATTTCTTCATTCTCAAAGTTGTTGGGATCGGTATCAAAGCCATCTTCTAAATCCTCTAATTCATCAATATGGTCATCGGTTATATTGGTATACGTTCCGGTTTGTTTTAATTCTTTAGCAACAATAACTTCAGTAACAACATCATTAGTTAAATAAATTTGATCACGTTGGGCGTTAGTGAAAGCAATTTCAGATTCTTCTTTTGGTGTCATCTGGAACAGAGAATTAAATTTATAACTATAGTCATCGTCTTCAGGTAAACCTAAACTTCTAACCATTATCTGATCAAAGTTATCTAACTTGGGTTTGTATTCTTTCTTCTGATCAGAACTTATTTTGTCATAATAATTTTTTAAATCACCTTCACCCGTTGCATTTAAACCCTGGGGTGCTGTGCCTAAAAAACGGGTTGCAGGAACATCAGCAGCTGATGCTAGAATTTGTCCATACTTATCTATTAAATCGGGTAGTCCTGTAAAACTATTAGTTTTCTGATCAAAATCTTCTTCTTTATCTAACAGCAACATATTGTTAAAGCTTTTAAATAACTTAGCTAGTGTAAATCTTTTTCTTAATAAGCTTTCACCTTCAGGCGTTTGAAGATAGGTCATTAGCCCTTTAATTTTCATAACATCAACAGTCGATTCATAGATCATACTTGCCGCGCCATTTGTTGCAGTAACAAAATTGGTTAGCGTTTCATATAATCGATCTAGTACTGAATCTGAAAAATAATTATTTCTTCTGAATTCCTCAAAAGGCAGCAACACACCATCAAATCGAATAACCCTAGTATGGTGAATAACAACAGAGGTTTCATTAATACGGTAACTTTCAGGAAAACCAAAATTAGGATCAAGCGGATTAGCAATAATTTGAACATCAGCGTGATTCAAACGATGGCGATCTATTACTTTAATATGCCGTAATCCACCCGGTTTAATTCTATCAATTTCTAAAGGCTCATTCGGTTGACCTCCGTCATCAATAGACATCACTATAAAAGCAGTGCCGTATAACCTGGCCCATTTGTGCGCTAGATTAAAAGCAGTTGATAGCATTAATCGATCTTCTTCAGCAACTAATTGCTTGACTATTTCGGGTTCAATGTCACCGTTAAAATCACGCCATTCGCGGGTCATATCATTAGGGATAATATCAACGACTTTACCCGCTACCCAATCGGTACGATATAATGAATTAAGTTCTTCTTGATTACCCGTAGCTGATAAACGTTTAGCATTAACAAAACGTGAAGCATTACGTTTATCTTGAGCAGTGCCTAATTCAGCAATAAGATTTTCTAAACCATCTTTTAATTCATACTCTTCATCAATATGAATCTTTGCTTTTTCTAATGTGTGAACGGTCATTATTTTTTACCTTTTAAATACTGGTTAGTAATTCACCAATTCGGGCATTGAAATCAAGTACTCCAATTACACCGCGATTAGTAACCCTCAATAGCACACTAATATTAGGATTAATTAAACTTAAAGCCTCTTTAGCCCCTTCTGAAAGACCTGCTTTATTCCCTTGGCCAGCAATGCCGCGAACAACAGAAATTGATCCGGGTGTACCAACATCGGTTACTGTTGGATTTAAAAGAGCTGATGCCAATGCGGGTCGAGTACTACCCACTAATTGATTAATTAATGTGATTGGTGTCCCGGCAGAAAAAACAGGGTTAGCAAAAAACTGCACTTCAAACTCTTCAGAATCTGATTGTAAATCAATAAAATTACTAGCTATTGCATCATCTCCTGCTTTAATAATAAAATCTACAACAACATCCGTACCAAAGGCTATATCAATTACGGTACCTCGATATATTCGCCCCAATGATAATAATAACTCTTCATTATCAAAAACGCCTTGATTAGTTTGATCCGTAATTTTTCTATATGATGCTAACAAACTTGACATTATAAATACCCCTTATACATTAATTAATCTGATGTTACCTTTACAACTAATACTATGATCCACCAATGACGAAAGATTATCTTGAACAATAACACCAAATTTATCAAATGTATTACCGTTCAATCGTATAGGTGATTTAGAGTGCGCTAATACATCAAAGGTATACACCCTTAACTCAATTGATCCTGCGAACATCACTTCCTGGAAATTAGGGAATAATTGGATTACTTCCCTATTCGATTTTAAAGGCCCACCGAAATCGGCTTCTACCCCGTCAATTTCTGTAAAAAACTGTAACCCATTTGTAAGCGGCCCCGTAATGCTACCGTAATCATCTATTCCGGGATTACCTGAACTACTGATTTCAATTGCAACTTGAGAAACTAAAAATTCAGTTGTTTGTAAAGGTTGTATGAAAAACTTTACAGGTGTAGAAGAACCGTCTACCGCTGCATTACTATTAGTGCCTATTATACCGTCATCGGTCATTGCTCTAAGTAAAATACCCGCTTCACTATCTGTAACCCGGCTATACGCATTCCGTAATGAACTCATTTTGTAACTTCCTTTTAAGTGAATCCGGCCTTAAATGTTGTTGCCAGTATATAACATATCCTCGAAAACTAACATATCTTCAACAGCGTCAACCGTGGGATCTATTTGGTCATCGTGGGCATGTGTCATTAATGGCGTAAATTTTCTAAACTCTTCTTTGTAATCATGTAACCAAGGAACATTAACAGGTAAATGAATAAAACCACTAGCAAAGTATTTAACAACTGCCATCGACCTTAAAATTTTATCAGTGTTACGTTGAATACCTTCTATCGGGATCGTGTAATCTTTTTTAATTGATTGTATTAGCCCTGTTCCTGAAACCTTATCTTCAATCTTTACACACTGAGCACCAAACGGTTTGTATTGAGTCGGTTTATGTTTATTCCAAAACTCAACTAATGTACTTTCTAATTCGGGGGCTTCCCATTTACCCCTAACCTGATCAATTAAAAATACACCCATTGATTGCGAATGTGCCCAACATTGAAAAACACTGTAATCGTTATGCTCCTTTGTTTTTTGTGCAGTATCACCATAGATCCTAATCACATCAATATCAGCAGGTAACACATCATAAGTTTTAAACCATTTGGTCTTAAACATTCCCCCGCCTAATTGCGTTTCATTTTGCTGCATCTGTGTATTATAAGTATAGGGATCACCAACCTCTAAGATGCGTAATTGTTCTAACGTATGTTTAAAAGGCCATAGTGCGCCAACAGTTAAAACATCAGGTACAACGCCCATACATCTAGAGTTCAAAATCATATTGATCGCCCTCTTTAATGCATCTTAAAAGTTCATTAATATCTAATTGCATACCATGCGTATAATCTTCACTATATTTTTCATTTAAAAATTCTTCAGTAATGTTTGCAGGTAATGTTAAATGATGCCACATATCACCTGATCCGCCCCGTAATAAAAACCCGGATAGATCGCTTTCATGTATTCGCTGCATGATGTTAATCATTGGTACTGACTCAACCGCTAAACGTGAACGCATTGTGTTATTAAATCGATTGTTAATTGCATTTCTTTTTGAATCTGAAAAAGCGTCATCAGGTTTAACCGGATCATCATTAATAAATGCACCCGTAAAACCGGGCTCCATTCTTCCCGCTCTAAATCCTGTTATCTGACCTGCTGAAGGTGCTGCCATCATGCCTCCGCCAAATTCAGTAAACCAACGCTTCTTACCTTTCGTATCCATTCTAATTTTCATCGGCCAAATTTCTTGAAACTCGCCGCTTTCAATTGTGTCTTTAATTGTGCCTGAATTGAGTTTCACTAGGTCACCTGAATAAGAAGTGTGTATAAATTTAGCACGATGATTAATCGCTAACCCTCTTGCAATAAAATTTAGTACCGCCTGTTCTGTTTTTGTGTAACCAGGGCTAACATTAATTATTAATCGGTTTATATGACCGTCGATAACTGCTTGCAAAACATATTCAATAAGGTAGTGATGCCAATTTAAAATCATTCTGGTATTTTCACGCAACTTAAAAAAGTAACGCATGAATAACATACCGTCTGTTTCAAACATGTATTTTAACATTCGCCGTTCGTTATCAGACCAATCAAATTCTAGATCTTCAGCAGGTAAGGCAAGCATTACGTTTCTTTTACTATTGGATAATAAGCATTCGGCCATTCGCATGTTTCATGAGGAAAGGCTTTGTTTAGTTCTAATGGGCCAATAAAATAACGATAATTAAGGCATTCTTTTTTAGCTAACTGTTCACAATCAAAAACCCCGCACATTTCCCATTCATTATTATCTTCGTTATCAAGATGTTTACCTACTGCAAATAATTTCATTAAAACTCACCTTCATAGATTTTCAAAAATGCTTTTATTTCTGCTTTCTTTAACGGTTGTACTTCAGCTATTGCGCCGCCTTCTTTCGTTTCAATTTGTTTACGTTTGGCATGGAGATATTCAGATATTGTTTTGGCAGCACTGGTTGATTCAGATAAGGAAACTGATTGATATTTGAAATGCATCCTGATCATATCGTACATTTCAGCCCAATCATCAGCAGACGGCGCGCCATCACTGAATTCATCAATATCAATGGCTAAGGTGTATAAATCAGATTGTTTACGGGGGTCTTGACCGTTCATCACCGACTCAAGGAAGACTAACGGATCTTTGGCCTCCCCTTTGTGTATAAGGTCTCTCAGCTGTTCTATTGATAGTGTTTCAGACATATGTAATACAATTCCCCGATGAATTAGGAGAATAGTACATAAAAAAGCCCCGCTGAACAAGTCAAGCGGGGCCGAGGGGAATCTAAGCGGAGATCAACCAGGGAAGATTTTTAGGACTTAGACACCCTGAGAAAGTAATACTATATGTAAAAGGGTACATTGTAAAGCCCTCTTAATGAATGGTGTTAGCAGGTATATTATCAACGGGTTCAGCAATAATAGCATCAGCAAGCATGTTCAGTTTACTAGCAATTGTCAGTTTGTTATCGTCTTTAGAAACTGATATTGAATACCCTCTTGTGTCTTGAAAAGTGATGATCATTACATCAGATTCACCCGATTGATGCGGTTCAAAATAGATACCTTCTAATTTAATATCATGGTTACTCATTTTTCTTTCACTATTTCGTCAGGGAATTCTATATTGTATATTTCAAACCATCGGACAGCCGCTTGTTTATCAGATCCATAAGTATATAAAAATGATTTATAAACAGGTTTGTATCCTCCATCAAGCGCAACTAAAGCAACCTCATCAACGGCGTGTTTCATCCAACCGCAAACAACACCTTTTACTTGTTGTTTATTAGGAATAGAAACAAGAACCTTATCACCAAATTTAATCATTTTGATTTCTCCTTTTGTGATATTCGTTCGGCTTCAATTATTGTATCAGCAAAAGTTGAAGTATCTGCACTACCTGTTTCTAACATTTCTTCTAAATAACAATCTGCTTCAGTTGCTAACTTACGTAACATCTGTTTAAGTTCTTTGATTTGGTTTCTATCTTTTATTTGTGAACGATGCCAATCAACTACATTATGTTCAAGCTTTTTAACTCTATGGTCAGCAAACGTTAACATTTGAGTTGCTTTATCAGTACACGTTCTAGTAGTCGATTGCAAATTATTCATTAAAAATAAATGATAATCTTGTTGGTAACTCATTTTAATCTCCCTGGTTGCCAATTAGTTACGTTATAAATTTCATCCCATGTGCCCGTTAGTACTAAATCTAATTCTAGTTGCTTAGGCTCAAAATAGAAAGTACCTTTTATAGTAACCGGATGAATTACACCGGGTAATAAAATAGGGGTGAGTGAGTGAGTGAGTGAGCATTTACAATTAATAAAATCAAAAGGAATAGGTGGATAAATACGTTTATTGCTCATTTCAGTACTCAACCTCAAATGCTACGTATTCTTTAAATTCACAATATGCCGCATCATGGTCATGTTGATTAGGGTATATCATTTCACCATCATGAGGTTCACTAAACCGTACCTCAACATTATCAGGTTCTTCAGGATGTGTTGCTATCCAAATCTTTTTAGCTTTCATTTTCAACACTCCCCGATTCATCATAACCTAATTCATGAGGGCCGCCTAATATACCGCATTGTGGACAACTAAAATTATCACCTGCTTTAGGTTGAGTGCAATCAAGTAATACCGTTGATTCTGCAAATACTGAACCGTGTACTTCAGGTTGTTCTTTAAAGTAAAATAATACTGTTCCACATGCGCGATGCCAAATAGGATACATTTTATTAACTGACATTTTCAATTACTCCCCTGGTTAACTACCAAACCATTCTAAAGCATCTGATAATAAAAGTCCTCTAAAACCTACAACATTTTGTGCAAGGTTAACACGTGTTACTAATTCACTATTCACCCTTTCAGAAAACAAATGTTTACCGATTGCGTCCCTCGTATTTTCACGACACCAATTAAGATAAATTTGATACAACTCAGCTAACGTGATCACATCAGAAGGAACATTAGTTACAATAACTAACTTAACAAACTTTCTAAACGATCCGCTTCTTTGATATTTACGATAATAAGAATTCAATTTTTTTAGATCCTTTCTGTAATCACCTGTTAGATGTAAATTGTTATTAGTTATCATGACTAACACCATAATATTGATTCAAATCAATCACCCTTTCTCGTATTACCGTTCTTGTATGACAAAAGTCTTTATTAAATTTGTCTTTAGCCTTTTGTATTGTACCTTCATACTGAGAATTAAACACCCCTATAAATATAGTTTTGCTTGTGCCGTACTGATCCGAAATTTCAACTTTGCCGGTTAACAATACCATTTTCATAGTGCTGACCTTTTTAAGAAATCGGTAAATTCTTTTTCTGCTGTGCGTATTTCTTCTAATGCTTTAATGCGCAAGCGGTCATCAGCTGCTTCTAATTGCAATTTCCGTATCTCCTTTTGATGATGGCTAGTGTTATCCCTAATAACCCATTTGATAAACTCAATTTCAACAGCGATCACCATAATAGCAGCCGCCGTATACCATCCTGCTTCAATACCGACAAAGTACGATACAAAACAAATGAAGATAAACCTTAATATAAAATAAA